TCCAAAATAGGACGCGGGGGAAGCGTGACCGTTGTACCGTCGATTTCCACCGTTGCGCCCGTCGAGTGGAGATAGCCCAATTCCGCGTTATTAATCGGAGAGCCATCCTCACGCCCTGCCTTGTCCTCAGGTATTCCCACCAGCACATCCATTCCGGATAGCTGCCGGAGGGATTCCAGAACAGCCACGGCGTTATCAGCGCGAACCGTTAACCCGCTTTTCATAACAACTGCCTGCCCCCAGCGCCGAACATCGACCACCACCAGTAGAACTCGCGCCCGTAGGCGGTGCTGTTCCAGAAACCGGCATCCGGATTGATTACCCCGGACACGTCATAGCTCACTGAAACCTTATCCACTGATTTAGAGGACACGACACCTGCTGCGCCATTGCTGTTCACACCACCAGCGGCAGCGGCGGCCAGCGTGCGGCCGCGCAGCTCCGTATAGTGAGCCGTGAATAGTTCGGCCAGGTAGACGAACTGATCGCCCTGTACGTCCTGATTCAGAAGCGAATCGGCCTGCCCCAGATAGAAATTCACTGAGGGGTCAGGGTAGCGGGTTGTATCGGCAAACTCGGGAAAGTCGGTGCGGAACTGCTCGTTAGTCGGAAGCCTGCTGTTTTTTGGCATTTTTCGCGTCCCCGCCGGTGTTATCGGTTTTGTCCGTGCTGTCGGCAGGTTTACCGCCTGCTGGTGCCTGAGCGGCTGCCAGCTGCGCTTTCAGGTCTGTGTTTTCTTTCCCCAGCGCGGTGATGGTTTTTTCATGCTCAGCCAGCTGCGCTTTCAGGGTGTTATTTTCTTCTGCCAGAAGAACAAGGCTCGCGGACAGGTCTTCATTGCTTTGCTCGTTCGCCAGGTCGGCTTCGTCAATCGGGCGCGCATAGGCTTTAAAGCCCCAGTGGTCCTTAACTTCTTTCGGGAAAGAGGAACTGTCGTGGATGCCCTGAGACAGCTCAAATTTAGAACCGTCGGCAAAGCTGAGAGTCGCGCCACCGGAAACAACGTATTTCATGTTTTTGCTCCATAAAAAAAGGCGGGTTTCCCCGCCTGTTTCAGGTTAAGACGCCGGAACGTCCAGGTAAGAGATCGTATTGGAATACGGGGTTTCCACCTGGCCCAGCTTGCCGTAGTAAGTGGTCAACTGCTGCAGCCCGCGATACTCCAGCGGCGTGTTCAGCAGAGGAACCATAGGGAAGCGAACGTATTTTTCGTCCTGGGTGTAAGCAACGATACGATGCGCGCCACCAGCGCCACGCTTGGAGGCCCACTTCATGGAGACGATCTCCAGTGGTGTTCCGTTTTCCTGAAACGCGATGGTGTTAATCTTCACGTATTCCAGCACGGAGATATTCCCTGCAGAGGAAACCTTTTTGCTCGCCAGCAGGCCGAACAGCTCCGGCGCAAGGCCGATTTTTGCCGGGCAGACCGCATAACCAGAACGAACCCAGCCATCAGACAGCACCAGGTTGATATCCTGAACAATCACATCCGGATCAGTGGTTGCGGTCCACGCTGCAGCTGCAGCAACAGGCGTAACATCCGGCAGGTTCAGCAGGCCAGCAACGCCGAGCTCGTTATCACCGATATAAACCTGTTCGTCGGTGTCCATGTTCCACTTCAGCTTCATGCCTTCGTATTTCTGGACATCAACCGGACGGCCCAGTTTCTGGGCAGAAGCCAGTTCCGGCACCGTCCAGCTGATTTCCTGCCCCCACAAGGTGAGGTTGTTACGGGTAGGCTGAATATCGAGCTCGATACCAGGAATGGCAGTGGCTTTTTTACCGATCCAGTTTTTACCGTTAGGGTTTGGACCACCAACGCCGACGAAATCGGTATTAGTGAAGGATGACACTTCATCAGCGATAGAAATATCGCTGCGCAGCGGCATGTCGCGTGACCATTTGTAGGACACTAAAGGCATGTTCAGCGTCTGATCCATGCGCTCCAGTTCGCCGACCAGAAACGCGCCGGTGGAGTCGATGGTCGCTCTGTCAATTGTAAACATTAATTATTCCCTCAGATGTTATAAGCGATTTCAATACGGCCGTCGGCTTCACCCGGCCCCATGACCTCTGCATTTGGCAGCTGAGGTGTATTTGATGCGGTAGAGTCCGGAGACAGCACAAAGGAGCCAACCGGGCTTTGAGTGGTACCACCAGCCACGCGAACGTAAACCGGATCGCCTTTTTTCGCGGTCGCCGCGTTGCCTGCGGTAGCAGTTACGCAGATGTAACCGCGTTTCAGGTTGTCACCAACCTGATTAGCCGTCACACCGATGTAAGCAAGGTCCAAAGCAGAGGTGATCGGGAACGGTCGAACCAGAATCCCTTTCACTTTGCTGATGGTGTCGCCAGATTCCAGCGGAACGAATTTATCGTTCACGTATTTACCAACCAGCCCGTAGGACGCGAACTGCTTCGTGTGGTCCAGGCTAACCGGCTCGATGGTGAGATCACGAGGACGGGTAACGCCCCCGGCAATGCCCAGGGGCATGCGCGTTAAATATGCAGTACCTGCCATGATGATTTACCTTATTTGTTTTTTGCCCAGAATTCGGCGTTGACCTTGTTCAGTTCTGCCGGGGAAAGGTGTTTAGTGCTGATTCCGCTGTCTGTGGTGCGGGTGATGTTATTCAGCGGGGTCAGCTGATTTTTCGCCTTATGCAGCGCCACAGCGGCAGTAAACACCGCGTCGACCGTAGCTTTAGGTGCTTTGTAGAAATCATCCACGCCGAACGATTTCAGGCTGTCACCGGTGCGCATTGCATGACTCAGCACCTGACGCTTCAGACTCTTATCACCAGCAGGCTGGAAGCCAGGGCAGATAATTTCCGCATCGGCGATCAGGTTGCGCTTAAAGGCTGCATCACCCGTCACTTTGCGGTTTTCTTCTTCGTCTTCGTCGGTGGTCATGTTGCCCGGGTCCGGATCGGCGTCGGTGGTTTTACCTTCCAGCTTTTCCAGACGAGCCAGCAGCGCTTTCGCCCAGTCCGGAATTTCTTCATCGGCGGTGCCGGTTTTGTCTTTGTTCGGATCGCCTTCGTCCGTAGTGGTGCGATTGCCTTCAGGTAAGGCTGTGGCCTGTGAAGGAATGTTGATGGTGATAGAGGAACCGGGGATTGAAGGCATGCCATCAGACGGCATATCCGGCGCTTCGTCGATGAGTTTTGCCAGCGCATCCTCATCTTTCGTCTTAATGGCCTGAGCCAGTTTTTTAAGCCATGACATTACAGGCTTCTCCTTTGTTGTTGATGGGATGGAATCCCCGATTGCACAGCGGCCACCAGCACGCCCCCGGTCGATGCCGACAGCGAGGTGGTTACCTGTGATTTGGTATTGCTTGCCCTTACCGGGTGCCAGCTGCTTGTACTGCGCGTCATAGCCGCAGCTGACATCGGTCAGGCCAGAATTCACCGCGTCGATTGCTTCCTGCCGTTTAATAAGCACGTCAGCAATGAGCAGATCCGATTTATCGCCGGTGCCGCGCCGGACGTTCTGAATGTGTCCGTGCGCCAGCTCTGCGAAGTTAGAAGGATTCACGAAAACGATGTTGCCCAGGCTGTCCTCTGGATGCCCCAGCGTGACGGCTACGCCCTCAAAGCTCGCCATCGTCTCCGGGGAAAACACTTCGTCTTCTGTTCGCCAGACAGTCACCGTGCCGGTGCCGTCCGGTTCGAGGTCGATTTCCTCAGGTAAATAGACCTGCGTCCCTGTGCGTGCGATCGGCACGTCTTTACACAGCAGCGAACCGTCCGCCGTCAGATAGCGCGTTTCGCCCAGGCGTGTAGTGAAGAAATATTTCATGGGTTACCTGCTCGATTACGGGCAACAAAAAGGTCGCCCGGAGGCGACCTTGTGAGATGGGAAAAATGTTCGAAATAACGGGCTATTTAACATAAGGGTTCTTACCCGCACCGACGAAAATGGACTCGATTAAAATGTCCCCTTAAAGCCGTAAAAGTAGCGATTAACTGGGCTAAAAATCGGCCTTTTCGAATACAACATTTTCTTAACATTTCGTGGGTATTGCAGTTCGCATGAAATGAATGCTCAAAGCCGTATTTTTCATTTTCTCGGTGCAGGAATCTGTACTTCAGGCCAGCATTTGCAGTTCGGCAAACATCCGGCGTGTCCGGTCATACCGTCCAGCGTCGGCGGGTTATCCCAGCGCACAAATTTATCTTTCATCTTGTGGTGAGAATCGCGCGTTCCTGCCCCCTCGATACGCCACCAGTAGCCCTCTGATCCAACCGAAAGGGCTCTGGCTTGCGTCAGCGCGCCGGTAGCTCGTCCAATCTCTGTACGGGCAATCAGCTGCGCCCTGCTGGCGGCCACGTCACCGGAGGCCATGATCATCTCGTAGAGCTCGTCCGGACGTTCACCAGTGATAACCGCCTGCATTGCGCGCCGTTGTATGTCCATCACGCGATCGGCTGCTTCCAGCGGCAGGGACTTCATCTGCTGAATCTGGCGGTACACGATATCCTGCGCCACCTGCCCGACGGGGGTATTACCCACCACATCGCGCAGGCCAGCGCCAATTTCCTCTGATACCGATTTCCACAGATTCCATTCCTCCTGCTCGACCTGGGCAAACATCCTTCGCCCGACCTGCTCTGCCCAGTCGCTGATTACCTCGGAATAGTCCACCAGCGTTTTCGAAATGCTGTCAGCGCTGGCCTGTGAACCATCGTAGGTACCATCGACGATCTGCCCTATCTGGTTTGCTATCGCCAACAGGCTTTTTCGATACTGGATCTCCGAACGGCGGCGGAGGGATGGTTTCAGGTTCATCCTCCTCCCACTGGGCCTTCGCATCTTCTATGTCCTCGTCAGTGATAGAACCACCGATGCCAATCACATCAGAAATGTTCCTGAGGTCGTTAAGCGCTGCTGCAGGTGGCATCCCGAGGTCACGAACAGCAGTACCGAGTGCAGTAACCACATTGTTCGCCATCGTTGCGCGGTCCACGTCTGACATCTCCCAGAGCTTGTTAAACTCGAAAGTAAAATCGTCAGGTAGGGGTTCACCGAACAGAGAGCGCCAGGAGATATCGAGCAGCCAACGGATATGGCGGCGTAAGCGTCTCTCCTGCAGCGAGTTAACCCGGCTGTAGTAGTTTTCCAGATCGCCGTCGCCGGTGTTGAAACCTGCAGGTGACTGTCCGAACAGGCGGACGAGAGGAATTCCCGTCGCGCCGGAAACCTGCTCAGCAAAGCGCAGAAGGACATCAGCGATACCCGCAAACGTATAGCTGTGGGTTTCGAACTTATCCTTACCATCCATGATGGTCATGCCTTCGATGGTCTGGAACTGACGTATCATGTCCAGGTGCTTCATCAGCGCCTTTTCAAGGTCGCCTCCGGTAGCAAGAATCTTGCGCAGGTCTTCAATGCTGTAGGTTCGCAGGTGCGCTTTGTGGATCAGTTGCGTGGTGCCGACCGTCGCAGTATCAAACGCCTCGATACGCTCGAAAATACGCTCCACGACAGACATCCCCCAGCCGTTTTCCGTCTGGGCCTGCTGGAAAGGAAGCGTATCGCCCTCCATGCGGATAACGCGGCTATGGTGGATCTTCCAGGGGGGAATCCCCTGCTGGTTCGTGATTACCTTGTAATATTTCGGTTTCCCAAAATCGGGACCGTAATCGGTAACGAGATCGTAATAACTCGGGTTAACCATCCAGCGGTCAAGGCTCATCACGCCCTTAAACTGCCCCTCTTTGATGCGATCCAGTTTCAGCGGGGAGGACATATCCTGCCCTTCAAGCAGGACCACCATCACCGCGCCACCATACAATCGGGACCATTTGAGGTTATCGTTAAGACCATCCCATATAGCGAGCTCATCCCAGAAGGTTTCGAGCTTGCCCTTTTGTCCGGGTTTCAGCTTTGAGCTGATGTTAATCCCCTTGCGGGTCATATCATCGGCCATCGCGTCCACACCGGCACCAACGAGGAACGATGAACGATACGCAAACTCCAGCATCACCCTGTTACGGCTGATGTACCCGGGCATATACATTCCGCCCGTCTGTATGTTTCTGGTCTCGCTGCCAAGTTTGGCCGTGAAATTGTTGTACCCGTCAACTGTCGCAACGGGCTTTTGTGCGCCGTTCTGGCGTTTCTTACGGGACATGTCACGCTCCGGCCAGTTTGGCCCAATTATCAAGAGAGGAATCCATCGGCGCGTAGTTAATCATTACGGCGTCGGCGAGGTTCGGCGATTTTGTACCTTCCGGCTGTTTATCCACGAGGATTTTACCGACGGCGTTTTTCGACCACGTAGGCTGTGAAAGCTCCATCAGCAGGCGGTCAATATTTTCTATCTCGCTGCTTATAGAAATGATTTCGTCGGGGTTGTAGTCCATCCCGTTCAGCGCGCGGAAAGTGTTACGAAACAGCTTGCGAAGATGCCACCAGCTCTGTGCTTTTGCGTTCGCGAAGAAGTCTTTATTCAGTCGCGCCGCTTTACCGTTATCACCAAGAACGGCTTCATCTTCAGGATCGAATACGCTACCGCTACCACGGAAAGGCGTAGCTGTGATTGTTCCCCGGCCTTCAGCCTGCCTGAGCTCGTTTATCACGCGAGCATCGCCACGCGCACCAGCACCCAGACCGTCCTCATCGAAACGGAACTCATCCAGACCGTAATCGTCACAGTACCCAAACGATTTAACGACAGAAGCGTAGATGTCACTGCCAATGCCAGACCATTCGTGAACGTTCTGCAGAAGGAAGCCATAGCGGCAAGAAAAGCCATTTTTGTCTTTCCCTTCGTCTGCGATATCCATTGAGCCGAGGCGCTGGCCGCTGGGCTGAATACCCAGTTTGATATGCGCGTCGACGGCAGCCTGTACCCATTCTGATGGAATGAGAATCCCCTCTGTGGATGCGCTGTAGTTCAGGTCCAGTTCCTGAGCAACGATAATCGGATCATCAATTTTCAGACATTCGTTGCGGTACCACTCATCATCCTTGCGCGGGTCGCTGCGCCAGTGGAACGTAAACACCGGGATATTTCCGCTGTGGCGCTTTTTAGCAAACGGGTTATTCATGCCGTTGACCGAAGAGAGGTCTATACGGCAGCGGGTGGTCTGTGATAGCGCAGCATCGATGAGAAATGGCCGTTTGAGGAATGCCGACTCATCTACAAAATAAAGCGTGGTACGGTCACCACGGCCAATGTTATCGCCAGCCTCTCCCTTAATGACCGCGCCCGTTTCCGGGAACTCCACGCGCATGTAAGGAGCATGTTTTTTGTCACTCCATGAACCGCGAAACTCTACCGGCAGCAGCTCGACAAACTTACGCGCTTTCCAGAACAGTGCTTTCGGGTCGCCGGTACTGTCGACATATTCCTCTTTACGGGAACCGAACCCGATCACCATTTCTTTGTTGAACAGGCAAAGCGAACAGGCCAGACCGATAGAGGTCCAGCTCAGCCCCATTTCGCGGCTTTTTTCTGTCAGTCCATGCTCAAGACTGGCGCGCCTGTCCATGATCCAGTTAATCCATTCCTCTTGGCGGGGGAACAGCAGAAACGGGATGGTGGCAGGCAGGCCATAATCGAGGTTACGCGGGTCCGTCGTCATGCCCCAGTCGATTATGAACTGGGCCGGATTAGTGCGGTAAAACTCACGGAGCGCCGGAAGCATTTCAGGCGCTTTCCTGATCCGCTCCAGCCTCTCCATTCTCCACTCAAACACGGCGGTATAGTCCGGTTTGCGGAAGTCAAAGGGAAACGGCAACGGCATAATTTTGATCCGGTAGTGATTTTTATTTCTTCAATACTTCCATACTGATTTAGCCGTCGACCGACGGTTCAACAGGAAATATGAAATGGGATATTTTGAACTCAAGAAAAGCGGTAACACCTTGCTTAGCCAGAAATACTTCTTTGTTCTCAAAGCGGCTAATGGCGAAACTATCGCTCAGAGTGAAATGTACTCAAGCAAACAAGCTGCATTAAACGGGATTCAGTCAGTCAAGACCAACGCCCCAACGGCCCCAGTTCGCGATAACTCTGGTTTTTAAGCTCGTTTTTTCCTCAGGGGCTGGCAGGCCCCTTTTACAAGATAATTTCATCAAAAACGGCCCGATTTAACATAATGGTCGTTACCCGCACTGGCGCAACAGCACTCATCACGCAAACGGCGTGAAGCCTCTGTTTTGAACAGAAAAGTGGTCAAATCGGGATGAATAAAACGTGCATAAAACGGGTCAAAAAGTGCATAGCGTTTTTTTGGTTCGAAACGCCTGTTTTTGCAATTTTCAGCCCATGAGTTTTTTGTAGATATCTGCGGCCTCATGCGGAGACAGGTTCGCCGCGTCGGCTTTGGCTGCCTCGTCCATATTGGTGAACGATTCGAAAATTTTCGGTGCTTCCAGCTCCATAAGCAGGGTTGCCGGAACTTTTACTCCCTCAGCCTCAAGCAGCTGCGCCGCCTCCAGCGCAGAGTATTTCCCGGCCACCTTGTGTTTCATCACCTCGCGAAGCACATCACGCTGACGTTCTTCCTCGCTATAGACGCTGGTACCAAGACCGAGCACCTTTGAGAAAACAGCAATATCGTTATGCGTGGGCAGCACATCTTCGATCGTGGTTTTCACACCATCCGGCGATGTGGTGACAACCTTCCGTTTGCGAACGTCCAGGCTCTTACCGGCGACGCGGTTTATTTTCTCTCTGAGAGCTTCGCGAGCCTCAGTGAAAGCGCGCTCAAACTCTATATTCTCTTTACGCCAGCGACGGATCGTCGTCTCGTCCACACCTAAGCGCTGAGCAACCATCCGATTGCTGATTTTGCTACGGGCTAATGCCATGTCCATAACGATACCGACGTAGGCTTTTCTGAAGCTTTTTTTAGGAGCCATACTTCCGCCTAAGTCAATGTGATTATTTTTTGTTCAAAACCCAATTTCTCCGATCCGGGTGCGGCGTATCACGCGGTAAATTCTGGCGTGCAGGCCGCGTCCTCTCTGGTGCCAAGTGCGGCATATCAGAGGGGGTAAAAATGCGGCATATCCTTTTTTTCGGGAAAACTGCGATTTGATGCCCGGAGGCCGCGCAGAATGGGGAGATAGTGGATCGCCCTAATATTTCCACTATGTGGATAACTCAGTCGTCCAAATCCATCTCCACCACTTCACCGAACAGGTGACCGTAAACGTCCATTGTGGTTTTGATGTTCGAATGCCCAATAAGTCGGGAAACCTTCAGAATATCGACGCCTTTGTTTGCCAGGCGAGATACAGCAAAGTGGCGAAGATGATGGAATCGTTTAATGCCATAGTCGTTCAGGGTTCTGACGAGAACTCCCTGAGTGCCGTAGCTGGTAGCGAGGCATGCGCCGGTAAACTGGTTGCAGATAAGAGGCTCAGAGGTACCAAGTTTATTTTTATCCAGCAACGCGAAAAGCTCACGCGGCATCCGTACCCGGCGCTCCACTCCTCTTTTCAGCCCCTCATGAATAACGCCGTCAACAACATGCCCCCGGATGTCGATCCAGTCGGCTGACACGTCGGTATAAGTAACCGCCAGAGCCTCACCGATTCGCAGGCCACAAATCCCGAGCCAGCACGCGATTCGCTCACGAACTGGCGCGTTATTCAGTAGCTCCCTGACCGATGATGATGGCGGTATGGTGATGGGTCGACGCTTCCGGCGCGCGGGACGGTCAACAGGGTTAAAAGTGATGAGCCGCTTTTCCACCA